CTTGGAAAGAGCGTCCGGAGAATTCCTGACAACGGAAAGCATGGCGTCAACACGAAGGCCGAAATCATTGCTTGTGCAGTTTGCCAACAAATTCCACGCTAGCTTTTCAGGCTTGTCATAAGAAGCTGTGCAATGTCTCCTGTCGACATGGTGAGAAGTAAAAGGCACAACACCCGCTGGTTGAATAACAACGTCACGGCTCTTAGTGCCAAACTTCTTAGCTGCTTCTGGGTTGAACCCAACATCAGCAACCATATCATCACCATTCCCGACAAACTTCTTAGCTCCACAAACTTTAGCCTGGCTATGCCTAGTGAAAGTGTTGTCTGCAGTAGTTGAACTCTGGCCAGACGTGTTTACGCCTTCCTTGTTGCAACGCCAAATTTCTCCTTTGTTCTCACAAACGTGCTTGTAGTTAAGATGAGCAAGAGTCATGATCAAACTAGAAACGGCAGGATCGTCACAAGACAGGCAGCGCCTCTTTGCATGATTGAGGTGCGCCTGCTTGTCCATGGTGAAATCCCACATAGACGCGTCACAAGTTAGAAGAAATTCATCATCTCCAAAGACTGCGTCAAAGGCAGAGCACAAGTGCTTGATGCCTTCGTCATGGTGACCCATGCCAGCAGCGGAGTGGAACTTCTCTCCTGACTGGTAATGGTCAATGTCTCTAGCATTCAAGGCTTTGTGCAAAAGCTTTTGAACAAAGCAATCGATCAGAGAACTGATCCATATCATCCTGTAACGTCCTTGCTTGGCTTTCTTCGGAGCATGAGGCTCTTGCTTAACGGACAAAAGCAGTACGTCTTTCAACCCAAACTTTACAGCTTGCTCCGGAGTGTATCCAGAAACGCTATCAGCGTGGATCAACATCAAAACCAACCTGCACTGCACCAAGTCGATCATCGCCAACAACAACTCCGGGTCAGTTGCCCATTGTCTCTTGTTCTGCCTACGAAACCTGGCTGAAACACCAGAAGATGTGTCTGCCAAAGTGGCGGCGAGCTTATACCAACCTTCAAATCCTTGCTGGGCATGCGACTTCAACAAAGTAGTGTCAAAGTCAGAACAACCTGCCTCAAAAGCCTTCTCCCAATCAGCAGCAGATGCAACTGGAGGATCGACGGAGGCAAGCTTTGCATGCGCTTTCATCGAAGCTGAAATGTTAGCTCGAGAGTTCTCTGGGGTGACCCATTCGTCGTCTTCACAGCCCAAATCCTTCAACAACGCC